CTTTGTGGACGCCTTCGCAAATCTCCACCGCACTCTGGCTTGACGCTGCTGACGCAAGCACGATTGTGCTCAACGGCGCAAACGTCAATCAGTGGCGTGATAAGTCTGGCAATTCAAGGCATTTTGTCCAGGGCACATCTAGCCTTCAGCCAGCGTACAGCACAACAGGATGGGGAACACAGCCAGCCATCGTATTTGATGGGGTTGATGATGAGTTGCCAGCGGTTTCCAATTGGACTGGTACTGGGTGGAGTTGGTACGTCGTAGGCCAAAGAACAAGTACGGCAAGCTCACAGACGCTAATAGGCGCTGTATCTGGTACGGACTATTTTCCAATCGCCAACAATGTTATTGTAAACACAAATCTATTCCGCAATAACACCATAAATGATCCCGCAGCATTGTCAGCGTATTTAAACGGGGCAATGATTAAGGATAAAAACGCGCTTCCCACGATGGATCGAGGCGTGCTTTGGACAAATATTGGGAACAAGTCCATTATGGGGATGTGCGGAGTTGCGGCCTTTGGATCAGCGCCCAGACTTGCAAAATCAATATCGGCATATGTGTTTGGCGGTTTGATGGTGGAAGTTGTAGCTACACCAAACGACTCTACAACTGCCGAGAGACAAACAATTGAGGGGTATCTTGCTTGGAAATGGGGATTAGTTAATAGTCTGCCAGCAGGGCATCCGTACAAAAACTCTCCCCCAACAATTTAAGCATGAAATATCAAGTATTTGACACGGAAGCCGAAGCGATCATCGCTGAGAAAGCGATCAGCGACGGCATGGGGTATGCAAAGCTTGGAGTCAATGCGGCAACGGGTGCTGTGGTGCCTGAAGCCGTGACTTCTAGGTGGGCGATCCCTGTGCAGATTGCCAACGGCAAGTGGGTGTTTGCCTCGCCTGATGGCACGGGGGTGGATGCTTCTGAGATTGTGTTTGTTCAACCTAAAAAATCAATAAATGGATAAGTACCTGAAGTTTTCCAACAAAGAAGAAGCCGAATCAATCTTATTTGACAAAGTTGAAGGCGGGTTGGTGCCAAAGTTGGATTTTGTTGCGGATGTAGTTGGGCTTGTTTATAAACCCACTGGCAAGATGCTGAAGTCAGTTGAAGGTGACGTTGCTGAGATGCAGGCCATTTCAGGATGGCATGTGAACCTGCGTGGCCCGGATGCCGACAAGTTCCCGGATTACGAAGTGGTCGTTAATACACCATCAAGAACTTGGTTTTAAGGAAAAACAATGGCAGGCGTCAAAATCTCTAATCTCCCAGCAGCGACTACACCACTGGCGGGCACTGAGCTTGTCCCGGTGGTGCAGGGTGGCGTTACTGTCAAGGTGGCGGCTTCCAATCTTTCCACATTTACCGCAACTGGTACAGGTGCTGTTACAAGGCAGATTTCAAGCAAGTTGGGCGATCTTGTTACGCCACAGGATTTTGGCGCGGTTGGGGATGGTGTTGCAGACGATACAACGGCTTGGACTAATTGGCAGAATGCGTCAGGCAGCAAATACATTCCTGCTGGAAGTTATCTTATTTCTGGAAGTGTTGAAACTTATATTAACGGCACATTTACAGAGAATTACACTAACTATTCAGCAGGGCCAGGGGCTCTTGCAGAAAGTGGCGCAAATATATCCGACACAACTGCAATAGGTTATAATGCAGGTAGAAATTCTTATGCTGATTACTGTACGTTTGTTGGCAGCGAATCTGCAAAAAATGTTACAGGATCACTAAATACTGCGCTTGGGTATCAATCTCTTTATTCATGCACAACTGGTGAATATAATACAGCTGTTGGGGCTTATGCGTTAAGTAATTTAGTTTCTTATGATAATTGCACAGGCTTGGGTTCAGATTCAGAAGTAACCGCAAGCAACCAAGTACAACTTGGAGACTCTGCCACCACCACCTATGCCTACGGAGCCGTCCAGAATCGTTCAGATGCCCGCGACAAAGCGGATGTGCGTGACACGGTTCTTGGCCTTGATTTCGTCAAAACTTTGCGCCCGGTAGACTTTCGGTGGGACTACCGAGAAGACTACAACTGGGGCGAGAAAGACGGCAGCAAGAAGCGCTCAAGGTTCCATCACGGTTTGATAGCGCAAGAAGTTGCAGTTGCTTGCAGCTTCATGAATGTCGAGTTTGGTGGTCTTCAAGACCATTCCATATCTGGCGGCAAAGATGTGATGTCAATTGGCTACGAAGAACTGATTGCTCCCATGATCAAAGCCATTCAAGAATTGACGGCAAAAGTCGAATTGCTAGAGTTGCAAGTTAAAAATTTAAATTTGAAGTAAACTAAAACCGTACTGGTGCGTTCACCAGGGAATCTAAGGATTCAACAAAATGACAAAAGAAGTACAAATCCAAGCGGAAGTGCCCGCGCCAGAGCTGGAAACTACGGCAGTTCCAGAGTCTGAAGTTATTCAGCCGGAAGAAAAGCCAGCGGAAGTCGTCAAGACCTTCACCCAAGAAGAACTTGACGCGGCCATTGGTAAAAGGCTTGCTCGTGAGCAACGCAAATTGGAACGTGAACAGGCCCAACGCTTAACCCAAGCGCCAAGCCACCAGCCGGTGGAAATCCCGCCTGCGGATCAATTTGATTCGGTCGAAGCGTATGCCGAAGCATTGGCAACGCGCAAAGCCGAGGAGCTGATTCGCAAACGAGAAACAGACCGGCAGCAGCAAGAGGTACTCAGTGCCTATCATGATCGTGAAGAAGATGCCCGTGGCAAGTATGAGGACTTTGAACAAGTTGCATACAACCCAAAGCTCCCAATCACCAACGTGATGGCCGAAGCTATTCAGCATTCGGATATTGGCCCTGATGTAGCTTACTTCTTGGGATCAAACCCAAAGGAGGCTGAACGTATCTCTCGTTTGTCGCCTTATGCGCAAGCTAAGGAAATCGGTAGGTTAGAGGCAAAGTTAGCCGATAGCCCGCCTGTCAAGAAAACTTCAAGCGCACCAACGCCGATAACGCCTGTGACTGCTCGGACAACCGGCAGCCCTGCTTACGATACAACTGATCCACGTTCTGTGAAAACCATGACGGCAAGCCAGTGGATCGAGGCAGAAGAACAGCGTATGCGGCGGAAATTGGAAGCACGAAACCGTTAATTTACTTCTTAAAGGAAATCCGCCATGGCAAATAGCCTTCTTACCATTGATATGATCACCCGGAAAGCTCTCCAGATCCTGGAGAACAACCTGGTGATTACCCGTAACGTTAACCGTCAATATGACGATTCTTTCGCCGTTGAAGGCGCAAAGATCGGCTCTACGCTGCGTATCCGCCTGCCTGACCGCGCTTTGGTGACGGACGGTGCCGCCCTGCAAGTGCAGGACGACAACGAGCAATTCACCACCCTGTCTGTGTCCAGCCAGAAGCATATCGGCGTGAACTTCACTTCTGCCGAACTGACCATGCAATTGGACGATTTTGCAGACCGCGTACTGAAGCCTCGTATCAGCCAACTGGCTGCCTCGATTGATGCTGATGTTGCAAATGCTTACAAAAGCATCGGTCAAAGCGTTGGTACCCCCGGCACCACGCCTGGCACCTCGTTGGTTCTGCTGCAAGCCCAGCAAAAGCTGAACGAATCTGCCGCAGGCATGAGCCCCCGTTATGCCACCGTCAATCCTGCCGCAAACGCAGGCTTGGTTGAAGGCATGAAGGGCCTGTTCAATCCTACCGACACCATTTCTAAGCAATTCAAGAATGGCATGATGGGCACTGGCGTTCTTGGTTACGACGAGATCAATATGTCTCAGTCGATCAAGGTTCTGACGACCGGCACCCGTACCAACGGCACGGTTACCTCTACCGTGAGCACCCAAGGTACTAGCACTTTGTCTCTTACTGGTGTTGGCGCTTCTGCCACCATCAAGCAAGGTGAAGTGTTCACCATCGCTGGCGTGTTTGCAGTCAACCCACAGACCCGTGAATCCACTGGTTCCTTGCAACAATTCGTTGTAACGGCTGACGCTGTTGCTTCGGGTGGTGGCGTTGCATCCGTGACGGTGTTCCCCGCCATTTACACCTCTGCGCATGCATTGGCAACTGTGGACGCTTTCCCAGTGGCAACCGC